GATCCTAGCTCTGGTATTTCTAGGTTCAGTTTTTGGAATACTTTGGGCTTTGATATTTGTAACTCAACCGCTAGGTGAACAAGCCCCGAACGACAGGGCTTTTATTGAATTGCTAACTACGCTGACTGTATTCCTTACAGGAAGTCTGGGAGCAGTACTTGCAAGCAACGGACTTAAAGACAAGAGTAAGGATGACAATGGGCCAGCGTAAAGAATTTATTGAAATTGCTAAGGCAGAAGTAGGAACCATAGAAGGTCCTAAAGATAACGAGACGAAGTATGGAGCCTTTACTAAGGCTAACTTCCAGCCTTGGTGTGGTTCCTTTGTTAATTGGTGTGCCAATCAGGTAGGACTAAAGATCCCTAACTGTGTATACACACCGGGTGGAGCAACTGCCTTCATCAAGAAGAACCAATGGGAGAAAGCAGAAGAAGCAATCCCACTACCAGGAGATATCGTATTCTTTGACTTCCCACAAGATGGCGTTGACAGAATCTCACACGTTGGCATTGTCGTTAAAGATAACGGCGATGGCACAGTCACCTGTATCGAAGGCAACACCGCCCCAGATAAGAAGGGCGACCAGCGTAACGGAGGGCAAGTATGCCTGAAGGTACGCGCTTACAAAAAGAAGAATGGCTCCAAACTACGTATGTCACAAGCTGTGGCTGTCGTTGGTTTTGGTAAGCCAGTATTCAAATCATAAGGAGATAAGATGAACACAACTAAGTTAGTTGCTATCGCAACAACCTATGCACGTGCAGCAGTACCAGCAGTGGTAGCGCTATACGCAGCAGGCATAACAGATCCAAAGACATTGGCCTATGCTTTTATCACAGCTTTTATTGCACCAATTTGGAAGTCACTAGACCCAAAGGCAAAAGAGTTTGGACGTGGTGCTAAGTAATTAGCCCATAAGCGCGAGGCAAACGCCCCCTGCTCAGGAGAAATCCTGGGTGGGGGGCATCTTTTTTATGCCTAAAATATGCCAGAGTCACTATCGTTATTTAGATGTGTCTTTAACCGGTGGCAGTTAGCACACAAGGTTTGCAGATTAGCAGGGTCATTGTTCCAACGATCACCGTCTATGTGGTCTACGTCGAGTTGACTGCTATGAGCAGGAACGAACCCGCAATGCAGGCAGGTATCTTTCTTGTGGATGGCATATGGATACTGGTTCTTTTGGATGTTTCTTTTATAAACAGTCTTGCAACGATAGCGACCAGCGGGAGTTGCGTTCTTTTTATTGCGGATCTTTATCTTGGTTGGACCACAAACCGAGCAGATTGCTCTGCGATTTACTTCATCTACCTCAGTTAATCTGTGCTTCATCTTTGTCCACCGGACAAGGAACGCGTATCAGATTACCGCAGTTGACGCAGGTAGCGTCAAGGAAATACCAGACTAGCTCGTAGTCATCAAAGGCCGCCATAACGCTGAAGACTTGTGACCCACAAGGACATACGTGGACAGGGCCAAAGGCCCTTAAATCGGTTCCAAACGGCTCAGGAAGGTCATCTGGTAGCGCCTTACGGCGCAGGAATTTAGGCATAACAAAGGGGTGGAACCGCATTGCCCGGCACGGCTCCTTCCTGTGGTCAGTCGCCTCTCGGCTACGCCGAGGCCCTGATAAGGGCCGCCTCCTGTTATTCGCCTACGGCTCATATTGTACACAGATGCCTGCCAAATGTGTGTCTTGCGACACGCTGTGATATCCTTTAGAAATGACAACTCTGGTAGGAATCCAAGGACCTGACTTCGTAGTTCTTGCCGCTGATTCGCAGATAACCGATAACGATCAGCGCGTTATCAGTACGCAAACTCCGAAGATCGTGCGTGTGGGTAAGTACATTCTCGGCGTTACCGGTGACTCACGCCCTGGTGACATCCTGATCTATAACTGGAAGCCTCCGATATATAAAGGATCCGATCCTGTCGAGTGGATGGGTAAGAGAATAATCCCAAGTATCCAGCTCGCCTTTAAGGAGAATGGATATGAGATGGATAAGGAAGCAAACTTCTGCTATCTGCTTGCCTTTGATTCTATGCTGTTCTCTATCGGTCCGGACTTATCGTTTAACGCAAGCGAACACGGACTATTCACCGCAGGTAGTGGCGGTCCTTATGCACTCGGTTATCTTTATTCTTTGAAGCCACATTCATATAAGAGCCTGCTAATGGCAAAGGTTGTAGCAGAAAGAGCTGTAAAGATCGCGTCGGTTCTTGACATCAATACCTGTCCACCGATTCAATTAGTTACTCAACAGAGAGGGTGGGATGAATGATTGCATTTCTATTCGGTTTGCTATTTGGTTTCGTCGGGGCATATGCTCTGGACTATTGGCTTACAAAGAGGGATGAAAGATGATAGAAGATCCGAAGGAACTACTGCTGCACGTACTGCACTCTAAAGATGCAGGTCGTGATCGCAGTAAGCAGACACAGGTTGGTCCATCAGAAATCGGTGGTTGCCGTCGTAAGGTTTGGTACCGCTTAAACGGACAGCCAGAGACTAACGATAACCAGTCAAAGCTCGCAGCAATTATGGGTACTGCTATCCACGCAGCTATTGAAGATGCCATCACCACACTAGATCCCGAAGGTAAAGATTACCTAGTCGAGACTGCAGTTGAGTATGGTGATATGAAAGCACACGTTGACTTATTCGTACCGGGTATTGGTGCAGTCATTGACTGGAAGACAAGCAAGGTTAAGAACCTTTCATACTTCCCAACAGCGCAACAGCGCTGGCAGGTACAGGTCTATGGCTATCTGTTATCTAAGAACGGTCACGATGTTAAGACAGTTAATCTAGTAGCAATAGCACGCGATGGTGATGAGCGCGATATCAAAGTCCACTCTGAACCATACGATGAAGTCTCTGCGCTAGAAGCGCTGCAGTGGCTAAGCAATGTAAAGAACTTAACAGAGGCACCAGCACCTGAGAAGGATGCAAACTTCTGTAAGAGTTACTGCCAGTACTACGACGCATCCGGTGAGATGGGTTGCGTAGGTATAATAAAAGAACGTATCGTCCTTAATGAAGTCGTGATTGAGGACGCAGAAGTAGATACGCACGCATTAAAATACTTACAGTTAGATGAGAAGATCAAAGAGCTGGAGAAGGAAAAGGATTCCTTGAAGTCATCCTTCGAGGGAGCCGTTGGCGTTACTGCCAGTGGTATTCAGATCAGTTGGACAAGCGTTAAAGGTCGTGAGACAGTTGACTCTGAACAAGTAGAAAAACTATTAGGCTTTGTACCGAAGGTTGTCGGTAAAGAATCTATTAGATTAAACATCAAACCAAATGGAGGAAAGTAATATGTCAGCACCAGAATCAACTAAGTATCAGGTTAACTATAAGTTAGCCGATGGAACTCTTATCAATCTGTATGCAACAAATGTCACAGAACTTGAAACAGGTCTTGCAGATCTTGCAATGAACGCACTTAACATTCGTGCTACCGGTATGGATCTAAACCAAGGTGGGCAACAGATCGCTTCACTTACACCAGCACCAACAGTTGCAGCAGTTGCTGCAGCATTTAATGCAACACCAGTTGCAGCACCAGCAGGTGGAGATCAGTCTTGCCGCCACGGAGTAATGGCTTTCCGTTCAGGTACATCAGCTAAGGGTCCTTGGAAGGGCTATATGTGTGCTGCACCAAAGGGTGCAACAGACAAGTGCGAAACCATCTGGATTAGATAATCGGTGCGCGATCCAGGGTTATACGAAAACCCTGCTTGCGCTACAGTTGGTGGTGATTTCTGGTTTCCAGAAAAGGAATCTAATTCAAGAGACACAGCATTAGCAAAGTCTATTTGCAATGGTTGCTTACACCGTACTGAGTGTGCAGAGTGGGGCATAAAGAATGAACGCTTCGGTATTTGGGGCGGTCTTTCAGAGAACGCAAGAAGTAGAATACGCAATCAAAAAAATATAAATAGGAGTGACGTTGCTTGACTTATCCCGCGCTTGGAGTGGTGTGCTTACCAAAGCAACACCATTGCCGGACGTGTGGCAGGCGCTAGCAGCAAAGCAGATTAAGTTCCGTCGAGGACAGGTCTGTATGGTAGCTGCTGCACCTAACGCTGGTAAGTCTATGTTTGCACTCGTCTATGCGATGAAGGCAAACGTATCAACGCTTTTCTTCTCGGCAGATACAGATACTACAACTGTAATGATGAGAGCAGCATCTGTTGCATCTGGTCATTCACAGGTATCGGTGGAGTTAAACTTATCTAACAATAAGCACTACTACGATAAACACTTTGGGAAACTCGATCATATTAAATGGGTCTTTGATTCGTCACCATCACTAGACGATATCGAATTAGAGATCAGAGCATACGTGGAGTTATATGGTGAGGCTCCCGAACTAATAGTTATAGATAACTTAATGAACGTTGCAGCAGAGACTGACAACGAGTGGGCTGGCTTACGTGCGATAATGATGGAACTGCACGATATGGCACGTAAGACAGAAGCCTGCGTACTTGTGCTACACCACGTATCTGAGCAGAGTGAGTATGGATCACCATCTAAACCACCTGCTAGACGTGCTATCCACGGTAAGGTCAGTCAGTTACCGGCGTTAATCCTAACGCTTGGCTATGACCCATCCAATGGTGAACTCAAGGTGGCTGCTGTAAAGAACCGCTTTGGACCACACTTTGCAGATGCTAGTGACTTTGCAACACTGTTTGTAAACTACGCAGCCTGTCAGATATCAGATAAAAATGCTTGGGGTGTTATGCTAAGGAACGATGTAATAGCTGGAT